CTTTGTCATTCATTTCATGCTCCGATCTGATTGAATTACGGCTTGGCATTGCGTGAGTTGATTGGCGATCTGATCAGCCTCTGCCGCTATTTGGATAAGAAAACGCCCATCCGACTCAGAAAGTCGGACTCTCGTTGCACCATTACGGATGCTGGGGCTGGAGGCAGCGTTACTTGTGGGGGTGCAATAACTTGGGAGGATGGCGTTGATGAACATCCCGCTAGTAGTATTGAGCTGATCCAAATTAGTCTTAGCATTTTGTTGCTCCTTGAGTTTTTTTTCATAAAGCGCACCGATGGCAGCGATGCGATCATTGGCGGCGTGTTCTGCCATGAAGACTTTGTTATTCGCCTCATTAATGATTTGCGCCGTCTTGGCATTGTTCTCAGCCTTTTCCTTATCCCATTGGCCATGAATGGAAACTGAGGCATAGTGAAAGCCCATAAAAAAAGCCCCGATTAACGAGGCTATGACAACTCCCATTTTGATCAGTAGCGGATTAATCGGCATGATGTTCCTCCTTGGGTTTTGGCTCAGTTTCTTTCTTGGCAAAGATGGCCGCCCCATGCGCTGCGGCCATGATCGCTATCCCTTCGGCATATTCCTTGGTATCGAAATGATGGCCGTTATAGGCATTCCAAATTTCACCAAAGGTAATCACTAACATCGTAGTAACCCAAGAGACTCTGGCAATATCAAAGCTCTTGCCATCAAGCCCCGTTAGGCAATCAAGAGCAATATTGCGATACACACAAGGCTTGGCATCCATTAGCTAACTGCTCCATTGGTGCTGTGATTTTCTTGAATGGATTGGCCAGCATCTAATAATCGGAATGTGAAATTGGCCGGATACCCTCTACCCACAAAATCAGAGATTTGATAAATATTGACCTCAATGGTATTAGGCTGCGAACCAAAATCGGTTATTTGATTGGCAATCGAATAAGTGACAGTTGGCGTGGAGCTAGTCAAGGTTCGCAATACAGTCGTGTGGTTGCTAGCCATAATGTCAATTTCATACGCTTCGTATGCCTCACTCAATGGGCCGTTTTCGCCTGTGGGCCAAGAGCCGCCAATGCGGGTGCGGCGAGTCCAATGGATTAGCACATCATTATTGAGCTGTCGGCTAGCTGATAACAGAATCGGCGATAGTGGTTTTTTGCTCATACCCGTTAGAGTGCAATTAACTGTGGCAGCAGCATCTAATGAAGTGCCAATCGCTGGGGCAGCAAAGGTATAGGTTTTATTTAAGTTGGGTAATTGCATCGAGATCGGCTTGACACAATCTAAGGTCAATAGTGCAAATCGCTGGTAAGAGCCATTCTGACTAAAGCTCGAGTTCTGACGAATGCGCCGTAAGAGTTTACTAATTGTGTAATTGCCGGGCGAAGTTAAGGTGGCCGTTTGAAAGCCCATCACTTCAACTGAGCCATCGTAATGCGTAACGATACAAGTATTCATGCCTGACAACACTTCGGCTTCAGTATGACTTTCCAACTCACCCCAAGGAATGCTCACAGTAAAAGTATTGACCAAATCAAAATCAGATGTGATTGGATCGCTTACTGGGTTAAGGACTGAGGTTAAAGTGCCAGTAATAGCTCTATTGGGCATTGGCCCGAGAGATACCATAGTCGCAACTGAATTCTCGGCCACGATATACAGATTACCGCCCGCCCAAGGATCAGCCGTTTGGCCGCCCGCAACTGCAACAAAACCCAAATAATCATAGGCATCTTGCAATACCGGGGTTTCAAAGACCAACAAGTCGGTTTCGCAATACCTTTGAATAATAGGAGTGTCTTCATGATTGCCAGAGCTGCCTGTCTGATCTTGATCATAAGTGGTTAGATCCTCGCTCACTCCTGACCAATTAATGATGTAACCATTTTCTTCTTTTTTAATTATTCGAACTGTGCGATTTTTTCCGCCAAAAGGAATGCCAAATAAATCCGTAGGCTCGTAGGCTGCATATTTTTGCGTAGTCGAAAAAGTATATTGATCTCGTTGAATCCAAGAGCGATACAAAAGACTATTGGCAAGATTGACGGCCTGTGTAGCCGTTAAAACAACGGGTGCATCGATGGTCATCGATCCTTGACTTTGACCCGTTAATCGCCTTGCGTATTGCTGATTAGTATCGTAATTTAAAGATCTATCGATATGGCGAACAATGATTTCATTGGCAAGTTCTAACTCTTGCACACGAGCCACACTTACTAAATCTATCGCCTCACCTTTTTTAGAGTCGGTATTTGCGCCAAGATCATTTTCGCTAATAGCTGGGCCGATATACCCTTCGGTTTTTGGCACAAATTTAATTTGACCATCCGATTCAAAGGCATCAACATCATAGACTCCCAATAGTGGCTCAATCGCTGCCCTAGCTGACATCTGCGAGGCTCTAATATATCCACTAACTTCAATATCTTCAATTGCCCCGGTATCAATATCGCTTTCCTTTAATCCAGCGGTTTGGCAAAGATCAGAGATAACATCAGCAAGTGTTTCAGAGCCTTGCACGAAGTCTCCATCAGAAATGGACATGACATCTCGAAGTCCATCCAGAGTAAATGCGCCCGTATTTGTTTTGCTCCAATGAATACCATCATCTGAGAAAAATAATCGAGAGATTGATGCTCCATCGTAAATATCAGACCAAATAAATCTTCGCCCATCAAAGGTGGGTTTTTGTAAGTAACCAAATTCGTAAGTATCAATTACATGATCACTACTCCAAGTATCACCATCGGTACTTGTGCGAGAGCGTAAAACTCCATTCGGCGATGTTCCAGAGTAGTATCCGCCATACAGTAATACCAATTTTTGACCATCGGTCAAAATATAGGCAACATAGGTAGAGCCTCCACCATCATCATCCGGAACTCGATAACGATCAGTCCAAGTGCTTCCATCTGGCGATGATGCTACCCAATGATAGGAATCTGCAAAAGGGGCTTTTCGATAAACATACCAAAGTAAATTATCAAATTCACAAAGATTATTGGAGTAATCCGATCCATTATCTTCAACATTATTAATTGTTCCAATCAATGAAAAATTAGCACGATCCGCTTTCGGTGAAGCATATATATATGCACACTTTTCAGAATTATTATTACTCATCACAGTTACATAGTAATTTTGCGAATGGCTATAAATGACATCTGTAATTTGTGACTCTGCATCAATCCAATGATCAGTAGGAAAATAATCCGCTAAATTCCAAGAAATGCCATCACTTGAAGTGATGATCGCCCCACAGGGATTGGGATAACCATTCCATCGATAATATGGGTCAGGCAATATCATGTATTGCCCATCATTGAAAATCCAACGATTAAATTCAGATTGAAAATCTAATTCATAATTTTCATTGATTACGCCATCAACCCATGATTTTCCATTTTGGGTAGAGCGAAAAAAATAATTACCTAATCCGTCATCACTTTGAATGGCAAATCGATTAAAGCCATTACCAAATGCCACATCTGAGTATTTTTTTGGATAATTTTCTAAAGTATTTCCTCGGTCATCCCAATTGATTAAATCGGTACTGAAGTAAGGCTTCCATTCATTGTCATCGATGCCAATATATAAACGCTCTCCCGTACCGATTTCAAAATCAAACTTGGGATGGCGATTGCCGAATTTTTCCAGTTGCAGATTATCGAAAACCACATAAGCCAGACCTCGATACGCTGGAACATTGGCTACTCCCAGACGAGCTTGCATAACGGCATTCGGTGTTTGCTCTTCCGAGCCTAAATAAAAAGTCATACCCGATAAAGGAATAATTGCATCATCAGTTACTGGGCCATCGCCGCTAATGTCATAGATTAATTTGCCATTAGCCCAAATTCGTCTAAATCCCAAAATCGGCCCTTCGCAAACTCCTACGGCGCAATCCACGCTATATGTATAGGATGTGTAAGACTGCTTTCCTGTTTTTTTGCTGCCAAAGTTTTGTGTATGGGCTGTCTCTATCAAATCACTTGACCAGATGACATTGCCATTGACTCTAGGAGAGCCATAAGTCTTAGGAATTCCGCCTCCATAACCCCCAGCAGAGGCTTTCATATCACTTAAGCGTGGGCCTTGGGTATTAACTGCGGGCTGATGGGCCGTTACCCAAAGTTGGCCAATAACTGCGCCAACCATCCAACCCCATCCGGCAGCACTCAAACCTAATAAAGCACCCGGCGGGCCAAAGGCAGAGCCAAGAGCTGCGCCAACTAATGCGAATGCTAATTGCATAATTGAACTCCCGGCAATTGATAGACCCCAATCAAATGGGTATTCCAATGATTGGGCATTGCAGTCTCAACGACTTGCATCACGCCTTGATGAGCATGGATTAAACCCGTTGGAGTGCAAATGGCGCAATGCTGCGGCATTCTAGAAATACGAAATAACATAATGTCTCCCGGTGTAGGTTCGGAATGTTTTTTAATTAATTGCCGTTCAAGCTCTTTAGCAAGGTGATAGCCATCGGGGAAGCGGCTATATTCATGGGAGTCTTGAACTGGAATACCCAATTCCTCGCAAACGCCGACAATCAGGCCAATACAATCGACCCCAACTCCTTTTAAGCGGGCTTGATGATGCCAAGGAGTCCCCAGCCAAGACTGTGCTTGGCTGACTACTTGATCTGGGGTAATCATTAAGGCCCAGAAATCAGCGAGTCACTCACAGGGATGTAAGGCTCTCCCCGGAAATTAATAATGTTGTTAAAAGTATCTCTACAAGTGGCTAACTGCTTATTACAACCACGCCACATTTCATAGGTATCGCCAATGTGAAGATCAAAGGGAAATGGCAACTCACAAAAAATGACAGTAGCAGCAAAGGATTTCACTTCTCTCGATAAACCAATATTTAATCCCGAAGTCATGGTTAAAAAACCTAGATCAAAAAATTGATCGGCCTCTACTCGTGCAGTATCTGCAAATTCTTGCTCGCTTGTCACAGAGGTAATTGAACCGCTAACTTTAAAATCATCTAAATCTTTTTTGCACCTTTCATCCCCAAAAGTCGCTCGGCAAGATGGGGAGTAGGTTTGGCCTATTTGCTGGGCTAGTTTTTGGGTTAAACCCCGCAATTCAGCCACGAAAGAGGTCTTGCCCGATTTAATCTCTCCAATCCAACCTCTTCGCACGATGATTGCTCCAGCAGTCAAATCTTCATAATTAACCTGATAGAGCCAGACCTCTGAGGCATCCCAAATTCCCGCCAAGATTTCAGATTGATCTATGGACATTGAACTTAATGCGCCTTGCAGTTCTAGATCATCAACGGCAAGGCCAGATGAAGTATTTGCTGCGCTGGGCATAAAGCCCGTATCGGATTGATAGGTCAATCCTAAGTAGGTAATGTCAGTATCGTGGCTAGTAAAACCAAAGATTTGTCCGTCTTGGCGAATTACTTTCCATAAAAAAGCCAAAGTCGTAACTTCTTCTGCCAAATAGGCTGCCATTGCCGCTGAGACGGAATTTTTCATATCCGAATCTCCATTAGCGGCAATTGTTCAATTTGATAAAGCAAGCCATCTGAACCACGATCTACCACTCGCCATTGCAAAACATCGGTATCAAAACGAACGGGTACATCAAACTCACCAGTCCAAGTAACAGTCCCGCCCGGCTCATCTTCAAAGGTCAAAATGCCAGTCTCTTCATCCAAGGTAAAACCCGGTGAATATCCGCTATCAACTTCATCTGTACCAACAAATACATGAATTGTCTCAGCTACTGGTTTGGTAATAATGCGACTATTAGTCTCTGATCCGCTGGTATAAATTTTTTGCAACTGAAAAGTCGTAGTCGTTAAAGAGATCACGCTTGATTCAGTAGCCTCAAAGTCTGACCAATCTTTAAAGCGAAAGCCATTGGCTCGGCCTTTAGCAATACGGAAAAATGCATTAATTTCATCAACTTCAGATTGAGTTCGCACCGGGATTGCTAAGTCATATCCATAGCGACTAGATGTCCAATTAATATTGCGGGATTCATAGCCTGATGCCAAGGTGATGACATTGGTGCTAAATCCCGGGCCACCGATGGCCGTAAAGGCAATGACATCGGGAAAGCGTGGCGATTCGATAAAACTCATAGATTTCTCCTTCCTCTAGCTACGGCAAGAGCAGCCATGCTGGCAATTTGTGCGGAGCTACGCCGCAAATCACCGCCATCACTTACGCCAGAGACATTAATGTTGATCGTGGTGGAATAGCCCGATCCCGAAGTATTGGGACTAATCGTGCCGGATGTTGGTGGACTAAAAAGCTCTGGGCCTTTCTCACCCACTAAATAGGCTTGACCGGGATAAACCATCCCGCCACCCGCTTTTGCGCCGCCGAAGATAAAATTTCCAGCACTTGAAAATAGATTGGAGATCCAATTTGAACTCCCGCCTCCGGGCATGAAATTACCAAAAAACCCTTCCATAGCTCGCTCTAATGGTTTGGTCACTAATAATCGAGTGCCAATTTGCAAGATAGTGTTTTCAAGGCCCTTTAACATATCGTTAAAGTTGCCCCCGGAGATAATGGCATCTTCAAATGCCGTACTAATGGCATTGCTAAATTGCTGAATAGAATCTTTAAGATCATCAAAATTATCTTTGGTGGTCTTGGCATCCATCGCATCAGCGGCATTCATGCGAGCTTCATCAATCATGCGTTCTACTTGAACAACATCGTAGCCATTGGCAATGAGTTTTTCTCGTAAGGCGATTAAACGAGCCTCTTCATCGGCTACTTTCTGAATCGGAGATGCCGTTTCATCGTAAAGTTTCTTAAAATCGGCCTGAAGTTTGGTGGCATCTTCCGTTTCTTTTTTCAAGCGCAAATAAGTATCGGCAAGGGCCGTTGAGGCGGCAATTTGTTTATCTGTGCCTCCCGCCTTGATTACCTCTTGTACGATCAAATCACGCTCAGATAAGGTGAGCTTTTGAATGGCTTCGGCTTGTTTTAATAGAGCTTGCGTTACTTCATCGACTTTGGCTTTGCCAGTTCCGTTGGGTATTGCGGGTGCATTGGGTAATTTAGAAGTATCTTTGCTTTTTTTTTCGCCCTCGGCTGATTTTTTTTCTTCAGCCAATTGATGCAATTGTTGCAACTCTTGGAAATAGGCTTCCCGTCTTTTCATTGAATTAGCAACGGCAGTATCACCTAAGCCAATTTTGGATAAGAGATCAATTTGATAGGCGAGGTTATGGATTTGATCGGCTGTTTTCGCCGTTGAATCTTCCATTCCCAGTAGGAGCATATCAATAAAAGTAAGCCCATTTTTTTGGGCTATCAGAAATTGATCAGACAACTCCTTCATATATGGAAGCAGCGTATTGCCAATTTCCATAGCCGTAGAATTTAAAGAGACTTTTAATTTATCTAAGTTATCGTTAAATTCATTGGCATTTTTGGCGGCATTGGGCATGATCACTCCGCCCAATCGCTCTAATTCAGCCCCCATTGCCTCGATACCCGCTTTCCCGTTATTGAGAAAGGGAATCATATTTGCACCAGCTCGACCAAATAAGGCTACTGCGAGAGCAGATTTATTCGCTCCATCGGCATAAGTAGAAAATTTTTGAGCAACTTCTAACAAAATGGCATCGGTTGATTTAATTGCGCCGTTGGAATCTTTGACATTGATTCCCATTGCCTTAAATGCTTCTCTTGCTGCACCAGTACCAGCAGCAGTTTCAGCAATATTTTTATTTAACTTGCTTAGACTTGCCCCAAAATCCTCGGTGCTAACTTCATTGAGTTTTGCCCCATAAGCCAATTTGGATAATGAGTCGGTGGCAATTCCTACTTTTTGACTCATGTTATACATTGCATCGGCTGCATCAATTGAACTCTTAATCCATCCAACAAACATACTGGCAGAGAAATACAGCCCTAAACTAGCCGCTAAGGTTTGTGCTGAATCTTTGATCGATTGAAAATTCTTCTGGGCCGTATAGGCAGCCTTACCCATATCACTTCTAAATTGAGCCGTTTCTGCCGTTAATGAAACGACAAGACTACCGAGTGATCCCGCCATGATTATTCCTTACTTTTTTTACGACTCGATTTGCAAACATTGCCCGCAAAGTATCTGAAGTCTTTGCTTTAGGCTGATCGCCCTCTTCCAAGATCTTGAAATACGCTATCCATTCGGTGATTTCATACGAACTCATCTTGGATAGCATTTCCCCGACTGTCATACCTAGCTTTAAGGCCAGAGAGAAATAAAAACGCCTCTCTGGTCGGGATCTTAGTTTTTTGCGATTTCTTCCAAATCATTATTGGTGAGCGCATTTAGTTCTTGCGCTGCAATCATGCATCTAGTCAAGGCAGCCGATGATTTTTTACCCAATGCCTCAACATCTTCCATTGTGAATAGGGGATCGCCCGACTCATTAACGGCTACGGCTACTAAAAATCTAGCTCGCATATTTTCAAGTGAGAAATTGGATTTTTGAAGGGTCTGCTCCCAGACATCTCTCATCGTGCCAGACATGGTGGCGATGATGATTTCACCGCCCCACTCCGGCACATTTACAGTAATTTTTTTACGATCATCTGCATCGAGGATTTGCTGCCTTGATAGAATGGACATGGATTATGCCTCCTCAATAGAGCCAGTTATTTCGATAGTGACTTTTCCTTCGATCACGCCATCAACACCGCCTGAGATGGCAAAAGTCGTGACAAAACCACTAAATTCCCAAGTTGTTGCGGGAGAAGCGTCAGTAAAGACCAATTGAAACTGGGCGGCCTCACCTGAGTCTCTGGCAGCCCTTAAAGCCATATGCTGATCATCAGTTGGGATATAGAGGATGTCAAAGGACAATTGGCCCTCATCTTTTAATCCCATGCGCTTTTCTTTTCCTGTTGAGGATAGATCGGTCACATCGATGACGGCGGCAGAACCACCCGGGCCAGTAAACGATTTAATTTCTGGGATCTCGGTATAGGTATGAGGGGATGCTACGGCAGCAATTTTTAATACTGTGCCTTGTGCTACAAGTGCTTGTGAAGACATGGTGAACTCCTTAGGTCAAAAAAAATGACCAATGCAAAATGCAATTGGTCAATTCGTGGGCGAAAAAAAACCAGCCGGAGCTGGTTATTTGGTTGGTATTACTATTTAATTACTGGACTTCCCAGACATAAAAATCGAGAACAACTCGATAGAGCTTCACATCCGGCTCATAAAAATCGGCATCAAAAATCATCGTGCCTTTATAACTAGCGGCTTCCATTGCAGAGCGCACCTCAGCGGCGAGAGTTTTAGCCTCGTCATAAGTTTTGGCGTAGCAATCAATCTCTACTCGGATTTGAGAGAGGCTTGAACCACCTTCAAGGCGATATTGGGGGTCAGATGCTTGGCGTGAATAGACAATGGCGGGTAAAACAGGGTTTTGAGGCATCATCAATGGATAGCAACGATCTGCCACT